TTCGATCCGCGTTTCGCCAGCCTGGAAAAATCCACCTTCTCGCAGGCGTCCTCGCCGACATCGGGACTGACCTATTACGATCTCGAAGCCGGCGCGAAACTGTTGTTCCCGGTGCTGACGCCGCTGCGCAATTCGATCCCGCGCGTCTCCGGCAAGGGCGGCGTGCAGGCCGCGTGGCGCGCCGTCACGGCGATCAATTCGACCGGCCTGCGCATCGGCGTTTCGGGCGGCAATCGCGGCGCCGTCGCGGCTGTCACGACGAAAGATTATGTCGCGACCTATAAGGGGATCGGCATCGAGACCAATGCCGATTTCGAGGCGCAGTTCGCCGGCCAGAATTTCGACGACGTCCGGGCGCTTGCCGCGCAGATCGGACTTGAGGCGCTGATGATTGGCGAAGAGGCGATGCTGCTCGGCGGCAATACGTCGATGGCCCTTGGCGCGACTGCGACTCCGACCCTGGCCGCCTCCGCTTCCGGCGGCGCGCTGGCGACCGCGACCTGGTCCGTGATCTGCGTCGCCTTGACCCTTGACGGCCTGATGAATTCCTCGGTCGCCACTGGTGTGCAGGCGTCGATCAGCCGCGCCAATGCGGATTCCTCGTCGGATGTTTTCGGTGGCGGCGCCGCGCAGAAGTCCGCCAACGCCACGGTTGCCGTCACGGGCCCGAGCGGCAGCGTCACCGCGACGGTCGCGGCCAAGACCGGCGCCTTCGGCTACGCCTGGTATTGGGGCGCCGCCGGTTCGGAGGTTCTGGGAGCCGTCACCACCGTCAATAGCGTGGCGATCACAGCCGCCGCGACCGGAACGCAGACGGCCGCCTCCTTGCCTGCCGCCGACTGGTCCGCCAATTCGCTCGCCTTCGACGGCCTGCTTACTCAGGCGCTACTGCCCGGCTCGGGCGCGATGGTGAATGTGCAGCCGACCGGCATCGCGGGCGCGGGTACGCCGCTGACCGGCGACGGCGCCGGGGGCATCGTCGAGATTGAAGCCGTGCTCAAGGCCAATTGGGACCTCTACCGGATTTCACCCGACGAGGTCTGGGTGTCGTCGCAGGAAGCGAACAATATATCGAAGAAAATCCTGGCGGGTGGGGCGACCGGCGCGCAGCGCTTCATCTTTGACACGAAGCAGGACGCAATCGGCGGCGGCGTGATGGTCACGACCTACAAGAACAAATATTCGCTCGCAGGCGCCAAGTCGCTCGACATCAAGATCCACCCGAACATGCCGGCGGGGACCATGCTGTTCCTGACGCGGAAGCTGCCCTATCCGCTGGCGAATGTCGGCAATGTCATCCAGGTCCGCACGCGGCAGGATTATTACCAGATCGAATGGCCGCTACGCGCCCGGCGCTATGAATATGGCGTCTATGCCGACGAAGTTCTGCAGCATTTCTTCCCGCCGTCCATGTCGGTCATCACCAATATCGGCAACGGCTAACAGCTGACGCGCCGCCTTGCGCAAGGCGGCGCGATTTCTTTCCTGAAATGGAGTCGCGACATGAAATATCGGACGCCCGAGGGCGTGACCGCGTTGTCCTGCGCGGGCGAAACCATCGCGCTGGACGAAGCCGGCGTTTTCGAAGCTTCGGAGGATCTGGCCGACGAATTGAAGGCTCATGGTTGCGTCGCGTGTGAGTCTGATCTTTTCGGCATGCCCGTCATAGAAAAGCCCTTGCGCGCGCGTTCTCGCGCCGGGAAGACGAACTGACCATGGCGCAAGGCGACCTCGTTTCGCTGGCGCAGCTCAAGGCGCATCTCGGCGTGCAATCGAATGGCGACGACCTTCTGTTCGCCGGCTTGATCCGCCAGATCAGCCGCGCGATCTGCGCCACTATCAACCGGCCCTTCGTCTGGCCGCGTGACGTCGTCAATCATTTCGACGGCAATGGCAGGGCGTCGATCCAGTTGCGAAACTGGCCGGTGATTTCGGTTTCCTCGGTCTCGATCGATGGCCAGAATGTTCCGCAGGCGCAGACGCCCTTGGGCGTCGGATGGTTGCTGGAGCCGGGTGATATCGAGCCGCCGGGCGGCATGCAGAGAATTCTGCTGCGGGGCGCGACATTCTCACGCGGCTGGCAGAACGTCACGATCGCCTATCGCGCGGGCTATCAGATTTCCAATGAGGCCTGCGTTGCGCCGGCCTCCGCGCCTTTTTTCGTGCAAGCCGCGCAGCCTTTTGGCGATTACGCTTGCGATGCAGGCGTCACTTACACCAGCGGTCAGCCGCTCGCCCGCGTGGCGGCCAATCCGGCGCAGGGGCAATATGCGTTTGACGGCGACGATGGCTATTTCTTCTCAACCGCCGACGCCGGCCAGGCTCTTTTGCTGAATTATGGTTACGTTCCCGCCGATCTTGCCAGTTGCGCGCTGGAATGGGCGGCTGACCGTTACCGCTATCGCGAGCGCATCGCGATGACGTCTAAAAGCCTTGGCGGCCAGGAGACGACGGCGTTCCGCATCTCGGCGGTGCCCGACTATGTCGCCATGGCCTTGCGCAACTACACCAGCGTCATCCCGAGTTAAGCGATGTTGCAGATCAGTCTCGATGGCGCCGCCGAATTTTCTGCGCGCCTGGATGCTTTGCCCGATCAATTGCGCGCGGCATTGACGGTGAAGGTCCAAGCCCTGGCGTCGGCGCTCTATGCGCAGGTCGTCGGCGTCAATCTGAGCGGTTCCGTCTTGAACGCGCGCAGCGGGGCGTTGCGGGATTCCATCCAGATCGATGTCCAGTCCCAGGACTCGCGGATCGATGCGGAAATCTTCTCGGACGGCGACGTCCCCTATGCGGCGATTCTCGAATTCGGCGGCAAGACGGCGGCGCATGAAATTTTGCCCGACAAGGCGAGAGCGCTGGCGTTTCTGACGAACGGCAAGCAGGTCTTCGCGCGCAGGATCCAACACCCGGGTTCGACATTCGCCGCGCGGTCCTATCTCGGCGGGGCGCTGGACGATGCCAGTGGCGAAATCGCCTCGACGCTCAGGGAAGTCATCGCCGCCGCCGCTGAACAGCTGAAGGAGTCCCGATGAAAAACTCCCGCGAAGAGATTATGGCGGCGCTTTGCGCGCGCCTGGCCAGAGCGCAATTTTCGACGCCGATCAATGGCTGCGAAAGCTGGGCGATCCTGTCGCGGCGCGTGAAGTTATGGAGCGATGTCGCGGCTGCCGACCAGCCCGCCTTGTTCGTCACGGAACACGGCGAAAACATCGCTTATGCGAGTGAAAACGCGCCCGGCAAAACAATCCTAAACGTCGATCTCTTCGTCTATGTCGCCGGGGCGAATGATCCATGCGTTGTTCCGGCGCGCGATCTGAACATCGCGCTCGACGCGCTTTGCTCGGCGCTGGCGCCTGATCCCGCGATCGGTCGCCAGACTCTTGGCGGCCTGGTTCATCACTGCCGCGTCGAGGGACGGATCGTCAAGGATCCAGGCGATCTGGATGGACAAGGCCTCGCGCTCGTTCCAGTCCGCATCCTGGCGCCATGACGCCGCATTCATTCCAAGGGAATTCGTGATGCCAAACCTTTCGCAAAACGCATCGGAGCAATCCGAAGCAACCGGCCGTGAAATCGAGCCGGCAATCGAAGTCTGGTTTGTCGAGACCATCCACAATTCGCCGGTCTCCCGCGCCACCGAAATTTTCAATCACGTTCGCGTCGCGGTCGATGTCTTGAAAAAGAGACTCGCCGCTCTTCTGCAGGAGCAATGATCCATGTCCAACACAACTTCTGTCGCTTTCGGCTCCGGCGTGCTTATCGCGACGCCATCGGGCGCCAATGCGACGCCCGTTCAATTCGGCGCCGTGCAGGACGTGACGCTGGATATCAGTTTTTCGTCGAAGCAATTGTTCGGGCAATATCAGTTTCCGATCGCGTTGGCGCGGGGCGAGGGCAAGATCACCGGCAAGGCGAAATTCGCGAATATTGATGGACCATTGTTCAACGCCTGCTTCTTCGGCCAGAGCCTGAATGCAGGGCAGAAGCTCTGGGCCTATAATGAGGCTGGCGCCGTTCCGTCGTCGTCGCCCTATAGCTATGCGACGGCCAACGCCGCCAATTTCGACGGCGATCTCGGGGTGGTCTATGCGGCGAGCGGTCTAGCCCTGACCAGGGTTTCCTCGGCTCCCGCCGTCGGCCAATACAGCGTCTCGGCCGGCGTCTATACCTTCAGTTCCGGAGACGCCGGCAAGGCTGTTCTGGTCTCCTATTCCTATACCCAGACCAGCGGCGGATCGCGGGCGCTCATCGTCAACAAGGCGATGGGGACGGCGCCGACGTTCCAGATAGATTTCTACCAAACCAACCCCAATATTGCCGGCGCGCAATGGTCCCTGCGTCTTTACAATTGCGTTTCCAACAAGCTGAGCATCGCCTCCAAAACGCAGGATTTCGTCGTTCCCGAGCTCGATTTCGAAGCCCTCGCCAATGCGGCGAATTCGATCGGCGAAATCAACACGGCGGTTTGACATGGTTCCGGATCCGAAAATCAATTGCGCGGGGTCGCCTGTCGTCGCTCTCGGCGGGCAGGAGTTCTTCGTGCCGTCACTCGCGCTGCGGCAGGCGCGCGTCGTCGTACCAGGCCTGTTGAAACTGATGCCGCGCCTCAACGCCATCCAGGCGCGCATCTCTGGCGGCGATCCGTTGGGTGCGACGCTGCTGGATCAGAATGACGTCGAGTTGATGCTCGATGTCGTCCATTGCGGATTGACTCGCGCCTATCCCGAATTGTCGCGTGACGATGTTCTCGATCTTGAGGCCGGATTCACGGAGCTCGTCGCGGCGCTCGGCGTCATCGCGGGGCAGACGGGACTGTTTGCGCCAACGGAGGCGCAGCCGCCGGGGGAATGAAAGGCGGCGCTCCGGATTTCGACCGGATCGTCGCCCATTATTGCCAGATGTCCGGCGAAGCCTGGACCGACGCGCTCGAAGCGGAACTGACTTTCGTCCGAATCTTCGCCCGCCATGCTTATTGGCGGGACAGTCCGCCTACCCCGGTCTTGTTGTCGGCGCTCGCGATCGGCCTGGGGTGCTGGAGGCCGGAGCGCCGCGCCAATGATGCGGTCGCGGCTCTGCGCGGACTGTTTCCGTCGGGACGCATCTGACCGCGAGAATATCATGCGAAAAGCGAGGATGGCATGGCCGAATCCAATGTATCAATATCTTTCGCCGCCGATGCGTCCGGCTTTCTCGACGGCGTCGCGCGTGTTTCGGCCGCCTTGCAGACGCTGCCCGGCGATGTCGGCGCGGTGGGGCTCGGCGTTGACAAATCGACGCGGAGTTTTGCCGCCTTCGGCGCTGGCGCGGCCAACGCCTTGTCCGGGATCGGCGACGCCGCGCGGGCGGCGAGCGCCTCTCAGGAAGACGTCGCTCGGGCAAGCCTTTCGGCGATCAATCGCGAGATTTTCGCCGAGCGCGCGTCGCTTGCGGAAAAGAAATCGCTCTATGACGAACTGACCAAATTGAAGGTCATGAGCGGGGGCGAGCGACTTTCCGCCACGCAGGCCGCCTTGAATGAGGAATATGCGGCGGAAAAGTCGCTGCTCGAAAAGGTGGGGCAGCTTGGCGACCTGAGCATCCGGCAGCGGGAGCAAATTGACAACCGGAAGCTCGCGCTCGATGCGCGATATGCGCTCGACAGCCAGAAGATCATGCTGCAGTCGGTCGGGCAAATGGTCGCGCCGATGGACCATGTGATTGACTCCATGGCGTCCTCCTTCTCGTCCGGCTTGACCGGCATGGCCATGGGGACGCGCACGCTGAATCAGGCGCTGTCTTCATTGGCCCAGTCGGTGGTGTCGCAATTCGTTCGCATGGGCGTCGGCATTGTGGCGGATTGGGGCAAGCGGCAACTGGCTCTCGCGGCATTGTCGGTCGCCGGCGAAAGCCAGAAGACCGCTGCCGCTGCCGCCGGCGCCGCATCGCGTGGCGGCATTGCCGCTGGCGAAGCGGCGGCCGGACAAGCCTCCATTCTGGGCTCGGTGCTGAAAAGCATTACAGCCTCGGCCTCTGAGACATTTGCAGGCGTTTTCGGCTTTCTGGCTCCCGTGATGGGGCCGGCGGCGGCTGGCCCTGCTGCTGCGGCGCAGGGCGTAGTGGCGTCGGTAGCGGCCTTCGATATCGGCGCCTGGTCGATCCCGCAAGATCAGCTGGCGATGGTCCACCGCAACGAACTCGTCATGCCGGCGGCAGAGGCGGGCGCGTTTCGCTCGATGCTCTCCGGCGCGACCAAAGGCGGCGGCGCGGCCGGGCCGACGACCGGCGGCGGCGCGAGCGTGCATTTAAACGTCAGCGCGCTCGATGCCGGCTCGGTCAAGAGCTGGCTCGGCGGCAATTCGCGCCAGATCATGAAGGCGATCAATCAGGCCGTCGCCGACGGTAACCATTTGGGGCTTCGACGGCTCGCGGGGGCGTAAGGTTTGGCACAGGTCTTTGGCGTCTGCCTTCTCCCCGCGACCGGCGAATTCGCTTATGACACCGACGCGGCTTACGGCGCGCACTGGAACCCGACCGGGGGAGCCTTCGGGACCGGCGCGCTCGAAACATTGGCGCCGGTCAATTGCTTTTATGCGCCGGGCGGGACGAAGACCGATTATTCCTATGCGATCGACCAGTTGCAGGCGGCGCATCCAGAATGCCAGACGGTCGCCCTCGTCGTCGCCTGGTTCGGCAATTCGACCGATGCGGGTTCTTGCCATATTTACCCGTCCACGACCTATATCAAGGGCGCGTTTACGTCATGGACGGGCTCGACCTGGATCGTGGAGAACTGGCAATGCTCGGGGCTGACGCAGGCCTCGACTGGCCTGATCCCGATTTCGCAGACGGGCGGCAGCTTTTCCTATGGCGGCACGCCTTCGGACCAAAGCGTCGTCCGCTGCATCCAGGATTTGAAAGCGCGCGGACTTCGCGTCGTTTTCTATCCGTTCATCCTGATGGATTGCGCGGGCAAGCCCTGGCGCGGGCGGATCGAGGTTTCGAGCGATGTGAGCAGCGCCGCGACGGCGGCGGTCAGCGCCTTTCTCGGTTCGGCTTCGACCGGGCAATTCACGCGCGACGCGACCAATTTGACGGTGGCTTATTCCGGCTCGCCGACCGATTTCAGCTATCGCCGGATGATCCTGCATTACGCCAATCTGTGCGTGGTGGCGGGCGGCGTCGATCTATTCCTGATCGGCTCGGAATTGCGCGGCCTCGAAGCGATCCGCGGCCCCGGCTGGACCAAGGCGGGAACGACGGATGGCGGCGGCTTTGCGGTTTGGGATTATCCCTTTGTCGCCGGGTTGATCCAGCTTGCGGCCGATGTGCGCTCGATCTTCGACGGCGCGGGATTACCCAAAAACCCGACGACGTGGAAAAACCTGATCTCCTATTCGGCGGACTGGTCAACCTGGAACGGCGTCCAGCATTCGGGCGCGAACGGCCAATGGCCGCATCTCGACCGGCTGTTCGCCTCGGCGAATATAGACCTCGTCTCGTTCGACAATTATCTACCGCTGTCGGACTGGACGACGGGCGATGGCGGCCTTGATCCGCTCCACTGGACGACCGCCGCGCCGACGTCATGGCCGCCGGCTTCGGGCGCCATGAATGGCCTCGGCCTGACCGGGACGCCCATGCTGCACAGCCAGACTTATTTGCAGGCCAATATTGAAGGCGGCGAGAGCTTCAATTGGTATTATGGCGATTCGAACAATCTGGGGCGCGGGCTCGATCCACTCGGGACCGGGCAATATGTGAGCCTGCCCGAAGGCAACCGCGCCATTCAGGCGCGCAACCCCTATTACGCCAACCAGCAGCTGCTCGGCCGCAAGCAATTCCGGTGGTGGTGGAAGAACGCGCATCAAGCGATCTATGACGCCAGCGACGGCCTCGGATGGGCGCCTCATGGCCCGACGACGCAATGGGCGGCGAAATCCAAGCCGATGATCTTCGTCGAATATGGCTTCGCCACGATCGATCGCTGCACCAATCAGCCGAACGTCTTTTTCGACGCGAAATCGACCGAGAGCGACACGCCGTTTTGGTCGACCTGGGATTCCGCCGATGGCGCGAGCTTCGTTCCGCGCCGCGACGATCTTCTCGCAGCGCTCGGGCTACAGGCGATTTACGATTATTGGACCGGTGGCAAGAACGAGACTTCGGCCTCGGGCGTCCCGATGATCCTGACGCCATTTTGCTGCGCCTGGAATTGGGACGCCCGCCCTTTTCCGACCTTCCCGCTCAATGCAAGCGCATGGGGCGACGGCGGCAATTGGGCGACCGGCAACTGGATCGGCGGCAAGGGGCCTTATGTCCAGGCTCCGGCGGCTGACGCGCCGCCCGGCGCGGGCTCCTACGCCATTTTCCCGGCGCTGACGGGGGAGGGATGGAGCGTTCATTATTCCCCGCGGTTCTCGACGCGGACGATGGCGAAGGTTTCCGGGCGCGAGACGCGGGCCGGCGTGATGGCCTCGCCGCTGTGGGATATTGACCTGACGTTCAATTTCCTGCGCTCGGACGCCGCCAACGCTGAATTGCAGGCCGTGACCGGCTTCCTGCTTGCGCGGGCCGGGAAGGCCATGCCCTTCCTGTTCGCGCCGCCCGGCGGCCTCGGCCTCGCTTCTGGCTCTGCGCTCGGGACGGGGGACGGAGCGACCAGGGCCTTTGTCATCGCGCGCGCGATCGGCGGCTACAGCGAGCGCGTCCAGGCCTTGACGGGCGCGCCGACTGTTTACGCCAATGGCGTTGTGGTTTCTGGATCGCTCTATGCGGTTTCCATCCTGCCGGCGACCGTGACCTTCACAACGGCGCCCGCCGCCGGCGTCGCGCTGACGATCGACTTTTCCGCAGCTCATGTCGCGCGCTTCGTGGACGACGATCTCGATTTCGAGCAATTCGTCGCGAATTTCTGGGCTACCAAAACGCTGAAATTGGAGACTGTGCGAGGATGACGCTCCCCACCTTCCCGACTTTGCCCGGACAGGGGTGGAGCGTCCACAAAAAGCCGACCTTCTCGACCCGGGTTTCGTCGCATTCATCGGGCCGCGAGGTCCGCGCCGCGCTTTACGCCCATGCGCTTTATGAATTCGAGCTGACCTTCGACGGGCTCGATTCTTCGGGCGTGTTTCCCGGCCTGCAATCCCAATCGCTGCAAACATTAATGGGATTCTTCCTTGGCCTCGGTGGCCAGTTGAACGCCTTCCTCTATGTCGATCCGACCGACAATGTGGTCAGCGGCCAGGCCATTGCGACCGGCGACGGCGCGACGACAAGCTTCATGCTCGTTCGCTCGATCGGCGGCTATGTCGAGCCAGTCAGCTATGCGGTCGCGGTTTCGGGCGTCACGGTCGCCGGCGTCTCGACAGGCGGGTGGAGCTTGAGCGCGCCCAACATCATCACCTTCGCGACGGCGCCGGCCAATGGCGCGGCGATCGTCGCGAATGTCTCTTACGCCTTCCAGTGCCGGTTTCTCGACGATCAGTGGGATTTCGAGAATTTCATGTCCGGGCTTTGGAGCAACAAGAGCGTCAAATTCAGGCAGGTTCGATGAAAACCACAACGGGCGCGCTCCTGACTTTTCTCAACGGCCTGCGCACCGCGAATGGCGACGCGCCGCTCTACATGGCCGACTTGTTCACGATCACGCTGGCGAGCGGGACCGTCCTGACCTATAGCGGCGTCGATGCGCCCGCCTTCTGGAATGGCCGAATCTATCTGGCGAATTCCGTCCTCGTCGCCGGCCTCAAATACAAGGCTTCGTGCGGCCCCAATGTCGACAAGCAGCAGATCGTCATCGCCGCGCGCGCCACGGACACGATTGGCGGCGTCCCGTTCCTTCAAGCCTTGCAGCAGGGGCTTTTCGACGGCGCCTTCATCGAGCGCGAGCGCGCATTCTTCTCGTCCTGGGCGACCTCTGGCGGCAATCTCATCCCGATCGGGACGGTCTTGCTTTTCAAGGGCCGCGTCGCGCAGATCGATGAAATCGGCCGCACCACAGCCAAGGTCACGGTGGCGTCGGATTTGACGCTGCTCGACATCGATATGCCGCGCAACTGTTACCAGTCGAATTGCGTCCATGTTCTTTACGGCTCGGGCTGCGGCCTGGCGCGCGGAACTTATTCGACATCCGGGAATGTCTTCGCCGGGTCCAGCCGCACGACGATCAATTGGCCGGGCGCGATTTCGGCCTTTCAGCAAGGGACGATCACTTTTACGTCGGGCGCGAACACGGGCGTCGAAGCGACGATCAAGGCGGCCGGTTCCGGCTGGCTGCTGCTTGCCTATCCGCTCCCGAGCGCGCCAGCCGTCGGCGATGTTTTCACGGCGGCGCAGGGCTGCGACCACACGAAGGACACTTGCGGCAGCAAGTTCAATAATCTGAATAACTTCAAGGGATTCCCCTATGTCCCGCCGCCTCAGATCATGACCGGCCCGCTCTCGTCCACCACCACAAGCGGAAGGGGAAAATAAATGACCATCGCTCGAATCGAGGGCGTGGAACGCCAGTCCAACGAAAGAAATCGCGTCGCCGCGGAGGCGCGCAAATGGATCGCCACGCCCTATCACAACTGCGCCGACGTTTTGGGCGCGGGCGTCGATTGTGGCATGTTGATCGTCCGGGTTTTCGTCGACTCCGGCATGGTCGAGCCGTTCGATCCGCGCCCCTATGCGCCCGACTGGATGCTTCACCGCGACGAAGAAAAATATCTGGCCTTCTTCGAGGAACGCTGCGGGCCGGTCGAAGCGCCGGGCGTCGGCGACATCGCTCTTTTCCACTATGGCCGGACCTATTCGCACGGCGGAATCGTGGTCGAGGCCGATCCGGTTCGTATCGTCCATGCCTCGCATGACGCTCGCGCTGTCATCGAGGAAGGGCTGACGCAAAACCCGGTTCTGACCGATCCCAAGCGCCGGCTGCGCTTCTTCTCGATTTGGGCGAAAAAGGTGGCTGGCTGATGGGTATTCTGCGCTCGGGCAATTCGACGGCGACCCAGATCACCAAATATTCCGGACTGCAAATCCAGTCGACTTCGAGCGCGGTCCCCATCCCGATCGCCTGGGGCCGCAATGTCCTGTCGCCGAACGTCATCTGGTACAATCATTTCCTCGCCTTGCCGCAATATTCCGGTGGCAAGGGTGGCGGCAAAGGTGGCGGCGGCAGCAGCAAACAGGCGACGAGCTATGACTATCGCGCGGCGATCATCATGGCGTTGTGCGAAGGCCCGATCCTGGAAATCGGAAACATCTGGACGTCATCGACGACGCCGACAAATCTGGCGGCGCTTGGCTTAAGTCTGTTCACCGGAACGACGCCACAAGCGCCGTGGGCGTGGGCCTCCGTCTATTATCCCTCGGAAGCCTTGGGCTATCCAGGCGTCGCCTATGTCTGCAACCAGATTTACGACCTTGGGGCGGCGGCGAGCGTCGGCGAAAATAATTTCGAGGTCTGCGGCTTTCTATCAGGCTCGGGGGTCAACGGGCTCGATTGCGACCCGGCCCAGGTGCTCTATGATTTCTTGACCAATTCGCAATATGGCGTCGGTTTCCCCGCTGCGTCCATTGACGCGAATTCGCTTTACGCCAATGCCGGGGACTCGTCCTACCAGACCTATTGCTGGACGGCGGGAATCGCGTTCAGCCCCGTCCTTAACTCAAAGGAATCGGCTTCGTCGATCCTGTCGCGCTGGCTGCAGCTCACCAATTCGACGGTGGTCTGGTCGGGCGGCTTGCTCAAATTCCTTCCCCTCGGCGACAGCGCGATCACGGCGAGCGGCAAGACCTGGACTCCGAACCTGACGGTCCTCTATGCCCTGACGGACGATGATTTCCTTCACTCAGACGGGGAAGACCCGATCAAGATCACGCGGTCGGACCCTTACGCCGGCTATAATCAGCAGAGCGTCGAAATCCAGGCTCGGAACGATTCCTACAATACCGGGCCGGTCACCGTTTTCGACCAGTCGGCAATTGAACGCTTCGGCCTGCGCGCCGGTTCGACCGTCACGGCGCATGAAATTTGCGACATCGCGGTCGGCCAGAAAGCCGCGCAATTGATCTTGCAGCGCGGTCTTTATATTCGCAATACTTATGAATTCCGGCTTTCGGCCGAATTCTGCCTGCTCGATCCGATGGATTTGGTCAGCCTGACCGATCCACTTCTCGGGCTGAACGCGACCGTCGTCCGGATCACGGACATTGAGGAAGCGGACGACGGGACGCTCTCAATCACAGCCGAGGAATTCCCGCAGGGTGTGGCGACCTCCGTCGCCTATCCGGTCCAGGCCAAGAGCAATGGCGTGCCGGCCGCCGATGTGACGCCGAATTCGGTCAATACGCCGCTCATCATCGAGCCGCCGCCCTCTCTTTCTGGCGGTTCGACACAGTTGTGGATCGGCGCCAGCGCGCAAAGCGCTGATCCGAACTGGGGCGGCTGCATCGTCTGGGCCTCGCTCGATGGGATCAGCTATTCGGAAGTGTCTTCCATCGCCGTCCCCGCGCGCCAGGGCGTGCTTTCGGCCTCGCTTGCGGCCTATGTGGGCTCGGCCCCGGACAACGCCAACGCGCTCGCGGTCGATCTGACCGAAAGCGCCGGGACGCTGCAAACGACGAACAGCGCCAGCGCGGCGGCCGGCGTTACCCTCTGCTATGTCGATGGCGAATATCTCGCCTATACCACCGCGACGCTGACGGCGACGAGCAAATACAATCTGACGGCGCTTTACCGCGGATTGAATGGCTCGACTCCGGGCGCCCACGCGCTGGGCGCGAGCTTCTGCCTGCTCGATAGCGCGATCCTCAAATATGACGTCCCCAACGCCGAGATCGGCCAGACGGTCTATCTGAAATTCCAGAGCGTCAACATCTTCGGCAGCGCGGCGCAGGATATTTCGACCTGCGCGGCCTATCCCTACCAGATTCAGGGGACGGGCGTGCTTGGCCCGGTCGCTACGACTTTGGCGGTCGGGACCGCGATGGACTACGGCCTCGCCAGCCAGGCCGTTTCCGAAACCGACGATTTCGGGACCGTGGCGGCGCCGGTCGTCTCGATCATCGACCTCGGCAATCTGACCTCTTAACAGGAATCGACGCATGTCCGTTCAAGTCAAACGGCGCCGCGACGTGGCGGCGACGGTCGCCGCTTATGTGGGCGCCCAGGGCGAATTGATCGTCGATACGACGAACAATCGCATCACGGTCCATGACGGCGTGACCGCCGGGGGCTTCGCCGCCGCGAAGCTGTCGGAGGTCATCACCAATGGCCGCACAGCCGTCTCCGACGCCGCCTATACGGTCCTCGC